CTGTTTATACACTGTAGTAAATACTAAGAGGAAGCTTAAAATGTCTCCTAAAAAGTATACCATAATAAGAGACACAAGAGAGAAGAACGGCTGGAACTTTGATTTTTACGAAAGCTGTGGGGCTGTTGTAGACCAAGGTTTGAAGACTGGGGATTACACCGCGATAGGTTTGGAAGAACACCTCGTAATAGAGCGCAAGGCAACCACCGCAGAGTTAGCACTGAACTTAGGTCGCAAGAGAAAACAATTTGAAGCAGAGTTAGAAAGGATGAGTCACTTTCCGCTCGCCTACATCGTATGTGAATTTTCCGAAGACAACGTGCGCGAATTTCCAAAGAACTCTACAGTGCCGGTGTCGAGATGGAAGTCATTAAGAATGAACGGGAAATTCATGCTTAAATGTTTACATGATTATAAAAAAAGGTATGGGGTAAAGGTTATTTTTACAGATAATAAAATGGAGGCCGAGGAAAAGGCTATAGAAATTATAGAACAAGCGTGTCAAAATTAACAGCGTGGGTACAACATGTTTCCTGATAATCATTCTTTGCTAAACAATCTTCATACATATGGTATTAATTTAGATAAAAGGGAGATTTATCTACATGGTTATTATTCACAGGGGGAAGACCCCGGCGTAGAATTTAAGATGGCAACCACCTTTATAAAGAATCTACACTTACTAGAAAGTGATAGTCATGATGGAATTTTAATACACATGCACACTGGAGGTGGTGAGTGGAGCGACGGAATTAGTATTTTTAATGCCATCGAATTTTGCCCTTGTCCTATAACAATATTGGTTTATGGGGAGGGTGTTTCAATGGGTAGTATTATACTTCAGGCTGCTGACAATAGAATATTAATGCCAGATACAGATTTTATGGTTCATTTTGGAGAAATCTCCTTAGAAGGAGGCTCTTTAGGTGTAGAGTCTAGTGTGGCGCTGAATAAAAGAAATAACTTAAGAATGTTAAAAATATATGCTAGAAAATGTGTAGGCGGTTTTTTCTTTCGAGATATGAGAGAAGAGCATATTAAGAGATATTTAGAACGAAAGATTAATAAACTTGGTGATTGGTGGATGACATCATATGAGGCTATGCATTATGGATTTGCGGACGCTGTTCTTGGTAATATTGGGTATGAAAGTCTTGATATAATTAGAAAAAATGTCTGAATTAAAAACTATAAAAGATGCTTGGTTAAATATAGATATAGACGAAGAAAACTTATTTGACCCACTAAGCTATATATACCAAAGTAGTGAAGACGACTTTCATTTACGTTTAATGTGGTTATTACAAAGACCAGAATATTTTAGTTTTGTTTGTAAACAAATATTCAGTATAGAGATTCTGCCCATGCAGGCTCTTATTCTTAAAGAGATGTGGCACAGAAAATTTCCTATGTTAATAGGTTCGCGCGGACTTGGTAAATCATTCTTGTTATCTTTATATGCCATGCTTCGCGCTTTTTTTATGCCCGCAAGAAAAATAGTGGTTGTTGGTGCCGCTTTTAGGCAGTCAAAAGTATTATTTGAATACATGGAGACCATTTGGCAAAATTCCCCTATACTTAGAGATATGACCAGTAATAATAGCGGACCAAGAAGAGACGTTGATAGATGTATAATGAGAATTAATGATAGTACTATTACTTGCTTACCATTAGGCGATGGTTCCAAAATTCGCGGTCAGCGCGCAAATGATATTTTAGCTGATGAATTTGCTAGTATACCAAGAGAAATTTTTGAAAATGTAGTTGCGGGTTTTGCCGCCGTATCATCTTCCCCTATAGAAAACGTTAAAAGAATTGCCTCTCAGAAAAAGGCTAAAGAAATGGGGCGGGACTCTATAGAAAATAAAGAGCCTTTAGAACATATGACCAACCAAATTATTATTTCAGGAACAGCATATTATGACTTTAACCATTTTGCTGCATATTGGAAAAAATGGAAGTCTATTATTAAAAGTGGTGGAGACAAAGTCTTATTAAGAGAAGTTTTTGGCGGAGAAGAAGTTCCTAAAGATTTTGACTGGCGTGAATATAGTATTATGAGAGTGCCTTTTGAGCTTTTACCAGAAGGCTTTATGGATGCTGGTCAAGTAGCTCGTTCTAAGGCCACTGTACACACTGGTATCTATCAGATGGAGTTTGGAGGATGCTTCACGACTGACAGTCAGGGTTTCTTTAAACGCTCTCTAATCGAGTCCTGCGTGGCCTCAGAAGAAAATTCTATATCGTTACCTAGTGGCGATATCAGTTTTAGGTCTGAATTAAAAGGAAGTCCAGACCGACAATATATATTTGGAATTGACCCTGCTTCAGAAGTAGACAACTTTAGTATTGTAGTTTTAGAGCTAGGCTCAGACCATAGGAAAATAGTACACTGTTGGGCTACAAATAGGGGTCAGCATAAAGAGCAGGTAAAAGCTGGATTAGCTAGCGAGTCTGATTTTTACTCTCATTGCGCGAGAAAAATTAGAGACTTAATGAGAGTGTTTCCCTGTGTGCATTTAGCTATGGACGCTCAAGGTGGTGGCATAGCTGTTATGGAAGCTTTGCATGACCCCGACAAAATCAAAGAGGGGGAAGTTTCTATTTGGCCTGTTATAGACGAAAATAAAGAAAAGGATACTGACGGGCATCCCGGCTTACATATTTTAGAAATGTGTCAATTTGCTAAATTTGATTGGCTAGCAGAAGCTAATCATGGAATGAGAAAAGATTTTGAAGACAAGGTTTTATTATTTCCCTTTTTTGACTCAATTACTTTGGGCTTATCTGCTATTGATGATGTACAACAAGAAAGAAAGTATGATACATTAGAGGACTGTGTCATGGAAATAGAAGAGCTTAAAAACGAACTTTCTATGATACAAATGACCCAAACAGCTTCTGGTAGAGATAAGTGGGACACGCCGGAAGTTATTGTTAGAGCGGGAAAAAAGGATAAGATTAGAAAGGATAGATATAGCGCTTTATTAATGGCTAATATGGCAGCAAGAATTCTACACCGCACTCCCCCAGCGCCTAAATATAAAGCTGTTGGCGGCTTCGCAGGTGGCGGTCAAAATGAAGACGGAGGGCCTACATATATAGGGCCTTCTTGGTGGACTAATCAAATGAAGGATATTTATTAATCTGTGTATAAATTATATAGAGCAATAGAATTGTAATACTATTACAAGGGAATTACTAATGGCCCCTGAAGAAAAAATACAGCCAGAGTCTGCTTTTATTACTTGGTCTAGCGATTCAGAAAAAAAGGAGGCCTTTTCTAAAGCTTCTAGTGCGGTTGAGGCATATGATGGAATCAAAACTTCAGCATCTCACCGCTCTTTTCTAGACATAGAAACTAATATTTCTGTTCGTCCTCAATATTCTAGGAATGACTATTATAAGTTTAGAAGTTCTGAAGAATTACCTAAAGAACAAAAAGACATTATTAGGTCTTGCATGAACGCCTATGATAAAGTAGGCATAATTAAGAACGTAATTGACTTAATGGGAGACTTTGCTAGTCAAGGCGTAGAGCTAATACATCCTAATAAGAAAATTGAGAGATTTTATAAAAAGTGGTTCAAAAAAGTCCGTGGCCGCGAGCGGTCAGAAAGATTTCTTAATATTCTATACCGTTGTGGCAACGTAGTTATTAGACGAAGAACTGCTAAAATTACTTCTAAACTTCAAGAGCAGTTAAGCAGGGCGGCAGACGTAAAACCAAGTGATATTTCTGTAGTCCGCAGAGAAGTTCCGTGGATTTATGATTTTTTAAACCCACTATCTGTTGATGTCATAGGTCAAGAGCTGGCTTTGTTTGCAGGAAACCCAAGATTTTCTCTTGAGGTATCTACTCTAATTCAGAGGATGATAAAGAACCCTAGTGAAGAAAACCGCTATCTTATCAATTCCTTGCCTAAAGATATTAAACAGGCTATTCAGTCTGGAACAAAAAAGATTGAGTTGGATGACGATAAAACATCTGTATATTATTATAAGAAGGATGACTGGGCTTTATGGGCACATCCAATGATATACGCTATCTTAGATGATATTATAATGTTGGAAAAGATGAAGCTAGCAGACATGTCAGCCCTAGACGGTGCCATTTCTAATATTAGATTGTGGACACTCGGTAGTTTAGACCATAAGATTTTACCGACAAAGTCTGGCATTAATAAACTAAGAAATATTCTTGCTAGTAATTTTGGTGGGGGAACAATGGATTTGGTGTGGGGGCCGGAAATTAATTTTCAAGAGTCTAATACTCAAATTTATAGATTTTTAGGTTCTGAAAAATACACCCCAGTGCTTAATAGTATTTATGCTGGCTTAGGTATTCCTCCAACACTTACTGGCGTATCTGGCGCTGGCGGTTTTTCTAATAACTTTGTGTCTCTGAAGACCTTAGTGGAGAGATTAGAATACGGAAGAGGTATTCTTAAAGATTTTTGGGAGGGGGAAATTGAGCGTGTTCAGAAGTCTATGGGCTTTAGGCTTCCGGCTAAAGTTCATTTTGACCATATTTCCTTGTCTGATGAAGCAGCAGAAAAGAATCTGCTAATTCAGTTGGCTGATAGAGATATCATTAGCATGGAAACAATAAGAGAAAGATTTGGGGAAATGCCTGATATAGAAAAAATTAGGGTTAACCGTGAAACTAGAGACAGAGTTGGGGATAGGGTTCCCCCTAAAGCCAGTCCATATCATGACCCACAACATAAAGAGTCTTTGGAGAAAATTGCTCTTACCAAAGATATGTTTAGTCCTGAAGATTTGGGTCTGCCCCCCTCTTCTAAGCCTCCGGCTCAAGAAGAAACTCCTACCGACCCTGTTAAAGATAAGAATGAACCTGTAGGTAGACCAGAGGATGGTAGACCTAAAATGTCGCGGGATAAACAAAAGCGAAAACAAAAAAGAGTACTACCTCTTCGCAAGGCCGGTTTAGATTTTGTTAATCTTACTTTGTGGGCCAATGACGCTCAAAAAACAATATCTGATATCTTAAACCCTGCGCTTCTTTCACACTATCAAAAAAAGAACGTAAGAAGTTTAACAAAGAAGGAGCAGTCGGAGCTAGAGTATATTAAGCTTGGTGTTTTATGTAATCTAGACCCCTATTCTGAAGTCAGTGCTAAGATTGTAAATGACATATTATTAGGTGGCGGTTTAGTTGTTTCTGACATTATGGATTTTCGAACTCTTCTTTTTAAAGACTTTGCTGATAAGAATGATAGACAGCCCACTATAGATGAAATGAGGCAGATTCAGTCTTCTGCTTATACTTTCAGGCACGTAGAGTAACTACGAATTATTCATTTTTTTTTGTTTTAAGTGTATATAAATATTAGGTGGAAAGCAATTATGAAAATATTTAATAGAGAAATAAACGATGGTCTATTAGACAAAATCGAGTCTAATAGTATAGCTTTATTTTGCGCAATAGATACTTGTTCGCTATCAGAAGAGTCTGTAGAGCAGATGAAAATTATTTCTGGTAAAGAAGAAGGCTCTGAACAGCTTGATTTATATTATCTTAACTCTATTTTAGTTTCTACCGGCTGGAATAAAAATGATGACGTATTTGACCTATCCGAAACTTGGTCTGCTCGTCATACACCAGAAGATAAACAGTTTAACTATATGCATGATGAGGCCGACATAATTGGCCATATCACTGGCAATATGGTCATTGACGGTAATGGATTAGAGGTGTCTGACGACATCTCTGTTGATAATCTTCCTGATAAATTTGATATAGTAACTAGTTCTGTTCTTTACAATAGTTGGACTAATGTAGAACTAAAAGAAAGAATGGAGAAGTTGATTGCGGAAATAGAGGATGGGAAATGGTTTGTCTCTATGGAGTGTTTGTTTAGCGCTTTTGATTATGCTGTTATATCTCCTGAAGGTAATCAGCATGTAGTGGCTAGAGACGAGGCGTCTGCCTTTTTGACTAAACACCTAAAAGCCTATGGGGGCGAAGGTGAATATGAGGGTCATAAAGTAGGACGACTATTAAGAGACATCTCATTTTCTGGGAAAGGCTTGGTAGACAACCCAGCTAATCCTAGAAGTGTTATTTTAACAGACTCTAATCCATTTATTAAAACCGAAGCGAAGTCTATTAATCAACTCGATATAACTAAGGAGATAGACATCATGTCGAATGATGAACGCCTTTTGCAGCAAGTAGAAGAGCTTAAAGCTCAATTAAAGACCGCTCAAGAAGAGCTTCAGGTTCAAGCTAATGAAGCTACCTCTGAAGAGCTTGACGCTTTAAACTCTACGGCTGTAGAAAAAGACGAAACTATTACTAATCTTCAAGAGTCAATTAAGGCTTTTGAGGATAAGGCTTCTGATAATGAAGAGCTAATTGCTAAGCAGGTTGCAGACCTTGCCAGTGCTAATGAGCAGATTCTTTCTTATCAAGAAGAGGCTAAAGTTCTTACCCGCAGAAACGCTTTGGCTGACGCCGGAGTAGATTCTGATGAAGCGACTTCTATCTTAGAAGCCTTTACAGAAGCCAACGACGAGATGTTTGATGAGCTTGTCAAGCAATTGGCTAAGTTTGTTCCTTTCAAGAAGAAGGACGACAAAGAAGACGACGAAGACAAAGACGATGAAGGCAAGCCTTGGGAGAAGAAGAAGAAGAAGGATGCCAAGTCTGAAGAGTCTGAAGAGTCTGAAGA